TCAAGAACGACTCGAGAAGTATCTTGACGGATCGGGGGCGTTGTCGGTCAAGGCGGCGATCGAAGGTGACCCGTCCCTCGGTGGCGCGGCCAACGTTACCCGGGTCTTGAGTGCCCAAGGCCTTGGCGTTTACGATATGGGCGGGGTTTCGTACCTAGGGTGCGACTTCACCGTCGAGGTAATCTGCTAATGCCGAAGGTCTACGTCTCGCGGGCTCATGTCCAGAACGAGAACCTCGGGATTGAGCTCTTCCCGGGCGATGAAGTGCCCGCGGTGCTCATCAAAGCGTCCCCATGGCTCGTTGATGAGGGCGTCGTGGTCGAAAAGGGTCAGTTTCTGGCCGAGGCCGAAGAAGTGACCGCGCAGGATGCCCCAGAAGCCACGCTCGTCGAGGTCCCCGATGGTGGAGACCTTGGCGATGTCGTCGCCGCTCCTGCGGCCTCTGAGGAGCCCTAGAAAGCATGGCATTCGTAGCAGGGCGTCGGGCGAAGGTCTTGATCGGTGAATATGACCTTTCGGCCTTCCTGAACAACGTATCGGCGGTCCGGAACGCGGATTTGGCCGACGTGTCGGTCTTCGGGGATCAAGACCGAGAGTTTCTCAAGACGATGCAAGGCGCATCGGCGACTCTGTCAGGGTTCATCGACACTGTAGCCGGGGCATCGGAACCCGTCCTGTCGTCCTTCCTTACCGGGACCTCGACCCGGGCTGTCTCGATCTTCTGGGATGCCGACGCGATCGGCTCCCCCGGGATCTGCGGGGCCGGATGGGAGGGGTCTTATGAGAACTCGGCTCCCGTCGACGGGGTCCAGGCTATCGCGGCGAACCTCGCGTTTACCGGGCGCGTCGATCGGGCGGTCTCGCTTCATGCCCTCGGGGTTGAGACCGGGACCGGGGCCTATACCTCGGTTGATCACGGGGCCTCGACGGCGAATGGTGCGGTTGCGAACTTGCATGTCACGGCAGGCGGGGCCTCGGGTACCGGGACGGTCCTCGTCCAGCATTCGACGGACAACATGAGCTTCGTCACGATCGGCACCTTCTCCAACTTCACCGCGGCGACCTCGCAGACCCTCGAGATTGCCGGGACCATCAATCGATACGTCCGGGCGAACTTGAGTTCGGCCCGCAATACCCAGACCTTCGCGGTCGCATTCGGCCGCAGGCCGTAGGAGGACCCCATGGCTTTCTCAGCAGGAAAGAACGTCACCTTCAGCTTGAACGGGACGGCGATCGGCACGTTCCTGAGCAACGTGTCCTTGACCCGCAACGGCGATACCCTCGATGTCACGACCTTCGGCGACTCGGACCGCGAGTTCATCCAGGGGCTCCGCTCGGCGACTATCACGATCTCAGGCTACTTTGACCCGACTGCCTCGACTGGCCCGGACGCGGTCCTCGCCACGTCCTTCGCCGATACGGACGGCGTCGCCTTCTCTCTGGTCTTCGGTACGGGTACCACGGTGACCTACGCCGGATCCTGCCTCGTGGCATCATATGAGACAACGGCCGCGGTCGATGGTCTCATCGCCTTCTCTGCGAGCCTCACGGCAACTGGTTCGGTCTCGCGGACCTAGAAAGCGGGTAGCAATTGAAGGACAGTCTCAAGGCGATTCTCGCCCCCAAGGTCGAGCCGTTCGAGCTCGGCCAGGGGGCGAAGGTCCAGATCAAGGAACTCTCACTCAAGGAGCGGATCTCATGGCGGGCCGTTTCCGTGCTCGAGGACGGCAAGCTCTCGGACGACTGGATCGCGCAACTCCTGTTCCGGGCCGTGCTCGACGAGGAGGGGTCCCCGGTATGGGCCTCGGCGGACGAGGTCGACGGTTCCGAATCGGCGCTCGGACGGTTGCTCGAGGCTTGCCAGAAGATCAACGGTCTCGCGGCGGACTCTAGCAAGGAGGCTCAGGGAAACTAGAGAAGCTCCCCGAGCTCCGGATCGCGATGCGGTTGTGCAGGGAGCTAGGCAAGACCCTCGGGGAGCTACTTGAGACGATGACCGCGGCCGAGTTCGAGCTCTGGATCGGTCTTTGGAAGATCGAGGCCCTCGAGGAAGCGGAACGTCAAGTCAGGGCGAAGGCGCAAGCAACAGGGGGGCGGGTTCGTGGCAGATAGAGTCGAGGTCCTGATCACGGGGGATTCCTCGGGACTCGTTCGCGCCACGGACCAAGCCTCGTCCGCGATGCAGGACTTCGGCCGGACGACCTCGGGACTGTCCCGGGTTGCCGATGCCTTCCGGTCCGACTTCGGACGGTTGACCGCGGCATTCGGGGCCGCGCAACTGGGGGTCACCGCCATCGTCGGGGCCTTCGAGTCGGCAAGCCGGGCGGTCCAGGCTATGAATGCCGAGGTCATCGACGCGGAGCGGGTGGCCTCGAAGCTCATCGCGGTCTTCGACGGTGCGGAAGGCGCGGCCGCAAGACTGACGGCCCAGGCCGAGGCCCTCGCCGGGTCGACCGTGTTTTTCGACGACGATGCGATCAAGTCCGCGGCCGCGGCCCTGCGGGCCTTCGATCTGACGGAACAGGAGATCGCGAAGCTTCTTCCGGCCGCGGTCAATCTTGCGACGGTCTTCGGGACGGACCTCGATACCGCGGCGAACAAGCTAGCCCTCGGTCTGAACGGATCGACCCGCGGCCTTCGGGAGTTCGGCATCGTCGCCAAGGAAGGCGCAGACCGCGGCGAGATCATGGCTCAGATCCTCGAGCGGGGCGAGAAGGCCGCGAAGGGAGCGGCCGACGCGCAAGGCGGGCTCCGGGGTGCGACGGAAGGACTCAAGAAGGCTCAAGGCGAGTTCAATCAGGCCCTCGGGTCTCTTCTTGCTGGGCCGCAATCGGCTTTCCTTCAGTTCCTGACGGACGCGACGAACGGGGCGACGAACCTCGCGAACAAGATGAACGGGGCCGCGGAATCGCTCATCAAGACCGCACGGGTCATCGATCCGTTGACCGGGAAGATCGTCGAGGCGACTGGGGTCGGCGGGAAGGACCTCTTCGGGCCCGGGTCTCTGACGGCTCAGTTCATGAAGGGTCAGGAACCCGCGAGAGCGGCAGTTGCACCGAAGCCCGAAGCCCCGGCAGCAAGGGCACGAGGCCGCGGGACCGATGATGCGGCCCGCAAGCAACAGGAACTAATCCGGCAGCAGGACGAGGCGACGGCATTCGAGCGGCGGTTGCTCGAGGACAAGATCGCCGCGAACGAGGCTCAGATAGTCAAGGACAACAAGGCCGCGCAAGAGATCATCGACAACTTCGACGCGGCAAACCGCAAGCGCAACGAAGAGACGGTCAAGGCATTTGAGCAGGCGCAAGCCTTGATCAACCAAGCGAATGTCGACTTCGCCTCGGGCATCACGGCCGCGGGGCGGTTGCTTGTCGACCTTGTCCGCGGGGATGCTTCTCTCGGCGGTCTGATCCGGGCCTTCGGTGGGGTTGCGACTGCCGCGGGTGGCGCGCTAGGCGGGCCTATAGGGGCCGCGCTCGCCGGGGTGGGTGTCGAGGTCGCTGCGGCGATTGCGGACGGCTTCAAGCCCCAGCAAACCGCGGCAGACAAGCTCAGGGAAGCAGGGGACAAGTTGACGCAGGCCGGGCAAGCCATGACCGAGGCCGAGCGGGAGCGGCGGATCGAGAAGGCGAAGGACATCGCCCGGGCCGCGGGCTTGACCGAGGGCCAGATTGCGAAGGCGATGGAAGCGGCTCGCAACCCGGCAGCGCAGGCCGCGGGCCGGAAGACTCAGGGATTGCCCGGGGTCGGAGAGACCGTGACCCTTGGCCCGATCAATCAAGGCGCGGTCCAGACGAATTACACGGAAAATGTCCTCGGACCGTCGAAGTTGCCGGGGTTCGTCACGTCCCCGGGCGGCGGCATGTTGTCCCCCGGTGGCGAGGCCCCTGGTCCTGCCCCGCAGGACATCGCCAAGGCGCAATCGGAAGCGGCTTTCAACGAGCTCGTCCGCATCATGCGCGAGATCTACTCCATACAACTCGACGAATCGGGCAAGGGGATGACAGAGCGTCAACCGCTCTTCGTCTTCGACGTTTCGGCGGGCAAGGACGAGTTCACGCGGGCCCCTCGGGGCTTGTTCTTCCGGCCTGTCGGCTCGGGCCGCGGGGTTGATGCCGGGCAGGCGGTATCCGGGGTCTCGGCTAACACGAGCAACCGGGCCGCGGTCGGCCGGACAAATCCTAATCGGAGGATGGCTTGAATACGGCAGACCGGAACGGCGTCGCCCTCCCTGCGACCCTCGAGGACGCGATCGACTTCGTCTGGTCCGTCCGGATCGCGGCGACGAACGGGGTCTTTAATAGCACGACCGGGTGGACCTATTACGAGATCCCGGCCGAGGCCGTGGTCCAGCGGTCCCGGTCAACTGCCCTTGATGAGGGGACGTGGCAACTGACCCTCGGCATCCTGGCCGATGCCCTTCCGGACCTGACCGAGCCCCTCGCGTACTATCAACTTGAAGTCGACCTCGTCGACGACGCGGGGAACCAGTGGCCGTATCACACCGGGCCGATCGACACGGTCTCGGAGTCTTGGACCCTCGACGGTGGGGCCCTCGTCCGGGTCTATGAGGTGCAGTCCTTCGGGGTGTTGCAGCGAACCAAGGGATACGACTTCAACGCTCTGACGGTCACCCCGGATCGTCTCTCGTTCGCCGGAACGATGACCGGGTTCGCACAAGCGCATTACGTCACGATGACCGGACCCTTCGCGGTCGGCACGCGGTATCTCATCCCGGGAACGAACGCGGGCGGTACAGTGGACATCACGATCGGCACCGGGTCCTTCCCGGGAATCATCGTCGACAATGACTCGGCCTTCGGTTCCCCGCTCGTTTACGGGGTCGACTACACGGTTACGAATCAGGCCGGGACCGCAGTCCCCGCAACGAATGAGCCCGCATACATCAACCCCCTCGTCGCGATCGGGGCGGGGACCTGGTACGTCCGTTTCTTCGCGGTGGCCTACTGGGGCATCCTACAGAACTCCCCGGTCTCTCGGCCTTACTTCATCCGGGTTCCCCCCGGGTCCGTGACCTATACCTTCGGCACAACCAGGCCTAAGCGGACCATCGCGGATGACTTCGCGACCCTTGCGGCCTCGGGGTGTACCACGACCCTGATCACGGTGAAAGACCCGGAACCGTACAAGTCCGGAACCGGGGTCGTCGCGGTCACGTCCGGGCCGACCGAGTTCCTCGAATGGACCTCGGCCTCGACCGGGGCCGTCGAGGTCCGGCAGATATCATCGGTGTCCGGGGCCGGGGTCATCACGGTCTCGGCCTTCTCTGCGGCCCCTGCCGAGGGGGACTTGATTCGCTTGGTCACGACTCAG